GGACAACCGATGCCTGCGATGCAATCATCAATTCATCCGAAATCTAATTTCAATTACCAACCTCCTGAGAACATTCGGTCCCTTGTATACTGGGGTTCCTTTGTTGGTCACCATCGGATGGCCACCAAATCCAAGGTTGAGCGATCACCCCTGTATGAAGGTGTTAAGTGGAAATTTGGCGACGAAGCCGAGCGCTTCCCTCCAGACCTCGTTTCTTGGCGCCCCGTTCATCGGATGAATGAACAATCTCTTGCAGTGTGTCCTGTCTTCCCATATCATCACATGGAGTGGGCCATGGAAGATTATTGGGACAGGATTGAACGCAAATCCGATTGGAGCTACACAATAGGTCCCCTTACAAACGAGGAAGCCGTCCTTGGTATTGTGGGTGAGCCTGATGTGAATGGCATCAATTTTGGAACCTCATGTGGCTTCCCGATGACAAACATCGACAAGCGTGATCTACTGCATCCTATGACTGAGGGAGCTCCCTTACCGAAAGAAGTGCACGATCGTATCGTGGAGATGGAAAGTGCCTTCTTAGCTGGCAATCGTGTCAATTCAATTTTTAAGTTGTGCATGAAAGACGAGCCAGTCTCTGCTCGGAAGCGTGAGATCGGGAAAACTCGGTTGTTTGCAAGCTGCCCTGTGGATTTTCAACTGTTGTTTAGGAAGTACTTTCTTCCTCTCATTGCTGAGATTCAAGGGAATCCTATCTGTTGGGAACTCGCAGTCGGGACTAACTCGCGATCCCGTCAGTGGGGAGACATTGTCCATCATCTGAAGTCTACCAGCGACTCTGAGTTTCGTTTCATGGATGGTGACTTCTCTGCTTATGACAAGCGTATGTCCCCTGATCTGATCCTTCGGGCTTTCGACTTGCTCATCCGTATGGCGGAAAGAAGATCGTATCCTCCCGATGCAATCCAGATCATGCGTGGGTGTGCTATTGAAGTTGCCTACCCCAATGTCCTTGTTGCAGGTGATCTTGTTGTGTATCCAGCAATGCATGTTAGTGGCCAGCCTGCTACCGTTATTGTGAATTCCATCATCAATTCCCTTCTGATGCGGGCTGCGTGGTGTGGGTCCGGGGCATATGTCCTTGGTCAGTTTGATCGACACGTATCCCTGATCACGTATGGTGACGACAATGTCCAGGGTGTTTCCGATGTAGCCCGCTCGTTGTACAACTTCAAGTCGATCCATGACTACTTGGCTCGGTTCGATATTGAGTTCACACCCGCTGATAAGACGTCTCCGTCGTCAGCTCCCTTCAGGAAACTCAG